ACCATCGAGGCATTCGGCCTGATCGATGGGATGCGCACCGGCAAGCACTACAAGATTTTGAACTATGACGATCTGATCGACGAGACGATGGTCGACAACCCCGATATCGTGAAGAAGGTAACGCAGCGATGGGAACTGTCGGACAGTCTTGGCTCCTTGAGCCTGACACGGAAATGGCATTGGGGTACGCGCTATTCGTATGCGGACACCTACGGGATTCTGATCGAGCGGGCAGTCTTGAAGGAGCGGAGGTTTCCGGCGACGGAGGATGGCACGCTCAACGGGAAGCCTATCTTGCTGTCGCCCGAGCGCTGGTCAGAGGTCAAATTAGCGCAACGCTCAACCGTCAACGCGCAGATGCTCTTGAACCCGCTGGCGGGCAACGAGAACACCTTCTCGACCACGGGATTCCGCCACTACGATGTGATCCCGACGGTCATGAACGTCTTCATCATGATCGACCCGTCGAAAGGCAAGTCTAAGCGTTCGGACCGCACCGCGATCGCGGTGGTAGGGATCGACGTCGGCGGCAACAAGTATCTGCTGGACGGCTACTGCCACCGCATGAAGCTATCGCGACGCTGGGAACTGATCTCGGACCTCAAGCATAAATGGGAAAATCACCCAGGCGTCGAGAGCATCCGGATCGGCTACGAGCAATACGGCATGCAGGTCGATCTCGAGGTGATCGAGGAATATCAGGATCGTGACGACGACCACTTCCTGATCGAAGAATTGAACACGACGCGCGACGGGACGCACACCAAGAACGACCGCATCTCGCGGCTGGAGCCGGACTTCAACCGCGGCATCTTCTACCTGCCGGCAGTGATCTACCACCCGGAATATGGCGGCGGCCTTGCCAATCAGGCGCTTTGGGACGTTTGGCAGGATGAAGATCACAAGCGGATGGAAGACGCCGGCGCCAAAGACAACCCGGCGATCGGCACTATCGTCTACCGGCCGATGCAGGGATTGACCCGCCAGCAACGCTACTGCGAGGCGACGTTTCAGAAGTACCGCATTGTGACCGCGCTCAAGCGCCGCAATGAGGACGGCGATATGTACGATTTGACCCGCGTGTTCATCGAGGAAGCGCGGCTTCACCCGTTCGCGCCGCACGATGACTTGATTGATGCCGTCAGCCGCATCTTCGATCTGGAGCCGAAAAAGCCGATCCCGTTCGAAAGCATGCGCGGCGATATGCCCGTTCACCCGGATTCGTGAGGAACTTAAATGGCTACGACTTACGACAAAACTCTCGACCAGGGCGCTACCGCCAACCAGCTCGACGTCACGATCTTCGGTTCGAAGTCGCGCAACATTACCCCGAGCGACACGGCTGACTTGACCATGTACGCCAAGGCAATCGTAGTGACGGCGGCCGGCAACCTCGTCATCCTGCCGGTCGGCAATACCGATAACGCTGCGGGGCTTGTCACCTTCACCTCGGCACCGGTTGGTTTCATCCCGCCGTATCGCGTGCGCCGCGTCAACGCGACCGGGACCACAGCCTCGGTCTCTACCATCGATAATGCCTAACCGATGCGCCTTGCGCTCGTTGTCGGCCTCTCGACGGTTGTCGATCAAGCTTCCGGCCTCAAGCCGCCTTCTCCCGGCAACAATCTCGTCGGTGTAACCGCGCAAGGTCAGGTCGGCGGTATCACGATTTCGACCTCGACCGGTTCGGGATCGCCGCTCGGCATCCTGTTGACGGTCACCAACCCGTAAGATGGCCGCTCCGTTCCGGCCGGCGCGCGGCAAGACCGTCGAGATTCCATATCGGACGGCGGTGATCCGCGCCGATCCGGACTTTGAATGGGGCAAGCGGCACGAGCCGTTCTATGAGTTCTCGAACGGCCGACGGTTTGACGAGAATACCGCCAAACAGGGCGCCTACAATTTCATTCCGGTCAATGTCACGCTGACGCTGCGCGGAAATCGCGCGAGCGGCGCCATCGGGCATATCGAACCGCAGAACCAAGCAGGCATATTCGCCTTCCTGGGCGGCGTCGAGGGCGACACGTCGCTGGGCTCGCTCGGGTTTACCAATGTCACCCCGGCGCTGCTCGGCGGTGTCCAGGCTACGGGCGTCGTCGGCAACCCGGCGATCAACGCCATTGTCAATGGCCAAGCAGCTCTGACCGGCACGTTCGGTCATGCTGTGCTCGGCGTCATCAGCACCACGGGCCAAACCAGCTCGGCAATCTCGCTGACCGGCGTTTCCGGTGCCGGCAGTGCGGGCCTTGTCAATGCGCTGCATGCCAATCTGGCAGGCGTCGCGGGGACAGCGACACTCGGAACGATTACGGCCGTCGTCGGTACCCAGAGCGCTTCGGTCAACCTGCATGGCAATGCTGCGGTCGGCGCGCTCGGAGTCATCAATCAGGGCCAGCTCCAGCAGCCGGTTATGACGCTGACTTCGGCCGCCGGCGTCACCAACCCGACATTCACGTTCACGCTCGATCCCGCGATCGTGGCCGGCGACACCATGACGTTCCAAGAACAGGTCGACGGCGGCTCTTGGTCTTCGTTGCTAGCGAACGTCACCCACACCTTCACCTCGGGTGAGATAGCCGCGGGCGAAGTCGACCTTGGCCTATCCGCTCTGACCAACGGTACCTATGACGCCCGCATGAGCGTCACGCACGGCTCGGTCACGAGTGCTTGGTCGAACGTAATTGTGTTCACCGTTTCCGTTGCAACCGCCGGCACGCCGCTCGGCGCGCTGCTCACCATCACCCACTAAGGAGATACGAAATTGGCCGACAACCTTGCAGTTACACCCGGCTCGGGCGCAACGATCGGCGCCAAGGACTCGACCGGTTCCGGCGGTCCATTGCTCCAGCGCGTCGTTCCCACCTGGGGACCGGCCGGCTCGTTCAACGACACCGACACGGCATCCGGTAAGGCGTTTCCAGTCCAGAACCGCAACTCAGTCGGCAAGGAAGGCGCTGGATATACTGGCGTCGCGACCTTCACCACGGGCACCACGGCCTATGCGGCAAGCGATGTGGTCGGCGCCTCTGCCGCGAACGCTGCGCTGGATTTCGGCGTCGTCGGCCTAACCGGCGGCAACATCATGGTTGTCTCCGTGGAACTGGAGATCGACTCGGCCACGATCATCTCCGGTGAAACCAGCTACAACCTCTATCTCTACAACGTCACGCCGCCGAGCGCGATCAACGACTCATCGCCGTTTACCTTGGGATCGGGCGACCGCGCCTCGTTCCTTGGCAAAGTGGTGTTGCCAGCCGTCGTAGTTGAAGGCGTCACCACGGCAACGCTGTACTGCCGTGTTGATGGCGTCAACCAAGCGATGCTGCTTTCGGGCACGCATCTGTTCGGCTATCTGGTTTCGGTCGGAGCCTTCACCCCGACGGCGCGCGTCTACAAGATCACCATCCACACGGTTGATCTATAAGATGTACGACCGCACCACTCGCCTCGTCGTCCAAAATCAGGTTTGGACACCGAAAAAGCTGCCCGGCCTTGTGGCTTGGTATAGTGCAGATTTTGGCGTCTATTCCGATGCTGGCGTGACGCCTGCGGTAGACACCAATCTCGTGCAGCAGTGGAATGACCGCAGCGGTCACAACTACCATCTGTCACAGGCAACATCCGGCAGTCGTCCGGTGTTTTCTGCGCTCGGGATGAATAGCAAATATCCGGCGATCCGGATTGGCAACGGCGCGGTTCAATTTATGGATGTGACCGGTGTAGTAACCGGGACCGGCGCCGCTGGCGCGATGTTTTTTATGGGAAACATCCTAACCACATCGAGCGCAAATGCTCGCACTATAAATTACGCCCCGGCTGGGGCTACTGATACCGTCACCGGATCAATGGATTTGGGCCGCAATAGCCAAGCGATTTTCATCGGTAAAGGGACTGGCGTTAGTTCATTCGGAAGTTCGCAAGCTATCACATATGGCGTTAATGCCAGAATGGGGGCCGTCGCTGATGGCGTCGCAACTAACTCAACCTACGTGAATGGTGTTGCGGGAACTGTTTCCGCGGGCACGGATGCATTCGTTAGTGGAGGAAAACTTGCTATCGGCGCCAATATCACATCAGGCGTCGAAGGCTCCATAAAATGGGATGGCACGGTGTCGGAGATCGTGTTTTGCGCTGGCGTCCTGTCACCGTATGACATCGCCAAACTTGATTACTACCTTGCGAGGCGCTGGACCTAACCGTGCCCGGCAATCAAATTGGGCTGCAAGGCCCGGTAAACTATGGCGGCGTCCAACCGTTCAATAACTGGATGCTGACCGGCGACAAGATGTTTGTCACCGTGTTGTGTGCGGCGAAAATTCAATCGATTGTATCGATTGGTGGCGGCTATCTCCAGGCAACGACGGTCGGACCGCACGGCCTCTACAATCCGAATTACGTCAACTCATCGAATACGCTTTTCAGCGGCGTCGGACCTTGGTCGTTTTCGATCAGCAACACGAACAGCGGAACGTCGGGTTGGAACCATAACGGAAATTTTGATGGCACCGTGACGGGGCCGAATACCTTTGTCTATCCAGGCACGGTCGGGACCGGTACGGTGACGTCGGCGGATTTCAGCTATGTCCTTGACGGCGGCCAGTCGCCAAATCAAGGTGCGTCGCTATGGGGGGTCAATGGCGACCTGTTCCAGTTTGTCGATGCCAACCGTGAGGTGAAGCCGGGGATTCCTCTGGCCACCCAGCTTACGATAAGCAGGCTGATCTATACCTGGGACTTCGGTACCAACGCTCGCATCCCGAACGGGTTTAGCCGCGCAGGCTACAACATGGCGGTGCAGTGGAAGGCCGGGACCGGAACGACGGCGCATTGCTTCAATGCGAGCGGCGCGAACGCGATGGCGCCGGCCATTGTCACGTTCGCGATGGCTGCTGGTAATGATGCCAATTTCTCGTTTGCGATCGTGTGCGATCCGAACGATGTTCCGCAGGGCGTCTATGTTGGTCTCGCGGCCAACCTTTCGAAGTGGAACGCGGGACAATACTGCACGAACGCCTATCAGAATATGTTGGCGTCGGCTGGTAGCGTGCTGCGAAGCATGGATTGGTTCAACACGACGTCCAATCCAACCCTGAATAATTTCGCGAGCTGGCCGTCGCCGTTGTCTTCGTGCTGGTCCCCCACTGGCCTTGGACCGACGCCACGGACGATTGCGACCCCGTTCGAGGCGTTTATCCAACTTTGCAACAACACCAACCGTCATCCATGGATCAATATCCCGGCGCACTTCATGGTGTCGAAGACGCATTCGGTGGCGGCGATAAGCCGAAGCCTGCCGGGCCAAAATGCGTTTCTGACGGTCGGCAACCCGGTCAATGGCGGTCGCGCGCCCTACAAGCATAATTTCACGACCGGCGATGTTGTGACGCCGTATCGCATCGGCGGGGCGGCGCCGAGCGTTCAATGCAACGGTGTCGGTCTTAGCGCCTCGATGTCGGGCGGGACGACGATGACCGTCACCGGCGTTGCCGGCATCCTGTCGATCACCGCCAAGATCGATGATGGCGCCGGCAACGCCGGCAACATTCTGACCGTGACGGCCGGAAGCGGGCTATTCGTCGGGCAGACGATCCGCTCGGCTGGTGCTACCGATTGCTTCATTACCGGGTTCAATACCGCGGTTGCCAACGGCTCGAATGTTGGAGGTACCGGAACCTACTACGTCAGCGGATCGCCGCAGCTTGTGGCCTCGGCCACGATGGAAGCTGCGATCCTGATCTATCCAGGGATGGGCATTGGTGGCGTCTCGGGATGCCTCAATGGCTCATGGATCGTGAGCCAGCTAACCTCGACGGCCCCAGGCGGTGAACTCAATCGCGAGGGCACCTACCAGATCAATCAGGCCCAGACGTTCAATGCCACGACGCTCAATCTGAGCTGCGCCGCTGGCATGAACTACTCGACATCGACCTTCACATGGCCCGGCCATCCGTGGAAAGCCGGGCAGACGATTGTGGTGTCAGGCCAGAACGGGCGCACGCTGCCGCCGCAACTGACGACAGGCATGGTGGTCTATGTCTGCAACCCGTCGGGCAACACGTTTCAGGTTTCCAAGAACATATCGGACGCCTTGGCGGGAACGCCGATCACCTTCACCGGCGGCCCGGTCGGTGCGGCCAACTTCAACAACGGCCTTACCTCTGACGTCATCAATCGGAAGTTCACCGTTGGCGCGACGACGGACTACACTATCGAGTTGCTGCATTGTGACAGCAGCGCGTTCGGCGCCCTGACAACGGCCGCCGTCGGTATGCCGGTCGGATTCGGTCCGAGTGGCTATGTTGCCACGGTTTATGACGAGACCCATTTCCGCGCCGAGATCACGAACCTCGTCAATGCCGTCAAGGCGCAGCTAAAGCCGGGGCTGATCCCGCGCTATGAGTGGGGCAACGAGAACTGGAATCCGGGGTTCATTTCCAATTTCTTGTTGCAGGCCAACACCGTCAACTTCGTCGATCCGGCTACTGGCATCCCGCATTTTCCGGGGGACACCAGCGGCCCGAACATGCACGGCTATATCGTGGCCGTCGCCTTCGATGCGGTGCGGTTAGCGTATGGCGGCGATGCGAACAAGTCCAAGTGGATCGGCAATATGTCGACCTGGGCCGGCAACACGAATAGCTGGACCACTAAGATGTATGTCGGCATGGATTACTTCATTGCCAACAACACCTCTGGCGTGACGTTCAGAGATCAGATTTACGACAATGTTTCCGGCCTCAGCTATTGGGGCGGCGGCATGTTCGTCAATCCGGGTTCCTCGTTCATTACCAGCGGAGCAGCGGTGACCATCACCGTCGATCCGGCTGGTGTCACACCTTCGACGGTGACGGTGGCAACCAATAACTCGGCTTCCAGCGGGTACAATTACAAGGTCCTGCCGATCTTCTTTTCTAATACCGGCGGATCGCTGCCGACGGAGAAGGTTTCGGGATTGCCGCTCGGCGCGGGCAATGGCTCACCGCTCGTAAGCTTTACGATGACGGCGTTCAATCCAGATGGTTCTTTCCAAGTAGGGGGAACCTCGCCGCCTACACTGACCGTCGGCATGACGATCTACTACAACGTCAACGGCGGCAACGATCAGGGCAATTTCTGGAACTTCGCGCCGCGCAAGATCACTGCGGTCTTGGGCGTAAATCTCTACCAGACCGACAATACCGGACCGACACCATCAGCGCTTCCGCGAACTTATCTCGCGCGCGATCTCCTTGCCAACACCACGGTCTATTGGATCAACACGCCGGTAGCCGGCGCCACCACGTTTAATTTCTACAAGACGCAGGCCGACGCGATCGCGCAGACGAACCCTGTGATCTGCACGCAGCTCAATGGCGGTTCTAACTTCTGCCAGTCAGCTACCGCGACATTGCTCTGCAACTATATGAATGACAGCGAGGCCAAGTGGAAGGCCGATCCGGTCACCTATCCGTCCAAGTACACCTATTGGGACGCGACAGTGAACGATCAGCTCATCAACAACACGCACCGCTGGAAGCAGGTTCGGACCAGCAATATCAACCCGGAAACGGGCGCAAAGGATGGCATTTTCACCGCGGGTGACTTTGCTCCGATGATCGCGGCGGCCTCGACGGTCCGAAAAACGCCGGGCTATGTCGTCTACGAGGGCGCCAACGGCAACTACGCTTTCAGCAAGGGCTCATCTCCCGGCGGTGTTGCAATGACCGCCGATCCGCAGTTTTGCGAGTTCATGCCGCAGGCATGGGGCACCAAGGCGGCCGGCAAAGTCTGGACGTCGCTCTACAACAGTTTTCAGACTTGCCCGAACGATTATGCGGCGTTCACCGGCAACGCGGCCTATGCCGGCATCATCGTCGGCGAACCCGCCTTCTTCGTCGATACCGGCAACCCGACCGCCGCATTCCAGTTTGGCTCGGCCTATGTCTGCGATGACGTGCAGGGATGGGGCAGTCCGAATTGGGAAGGTCAGCTTAACGCGGCCAACTCGAATCTAAATCATCGACCGCTGTGGGACGCGCTGGTGGCAACGCAAGCCGGCGTCGCACCGACACGACCCTCGATATTCGTTCTCACGACGTAAACCTCCAGAAAAGGAAAGATCATGTTCGACCCAATCAATGGCCCCGCTCACGCGGGCCAGGGACCGTCCACCAATGACTCCACGGAGAACGGCGATACGTGGCATGCGGCGGTCGGCAAAATGAACGGTATGTTCAAGGCGTTGTTCTCTCGGCTGGAGGCGCCGATCGAGCACGTCGTCACCGCCATCGACGAGGATGCGCGCACCGACATCAAGCGTCTGGAAGACGAGATCGCGGCACTCCAGCAGAAGCTTGAGGCGCTGGTGATGCCGGCGCCGAGTGTAACTGTTGGGATCGGGGGCACTACGGCGGCCGGAACTGCTTCCACATGAGCGATCTGGTCGAGCGCTCCGACGAGCCAATCACGATCAAGTCGGAAACCCATCAAGCGCATGACGGTCTCAAAGTTAACTATCGTAGCACATACACCCCTCCGCTCGATGGTAGCCATGACGATTTTCGCGAGTTCGATGAGTGGCTGAAAATGCGCGTCATCGAGGTTCTGGACAGACATTATCTTGGCTATGACTGGTTTGTTGATGCGAGGTCCAGCCAAGGCATCGTTGTATTCAGCATTCCCGATTTGATGGGTGAGACGCTGAAAGTCGTTATCAGGCTTGCTCAATATAGCGACTTACAACCGAAGTTGATCGTCAATCTTGCTGGAAACTTATTGGAGCGCATGGGGCTGCGTCGCGGTCCGATTAATCGCGCGGAGTACATCGCTGCCAAGATGAACAGGCATCAGTTCGACTTCGGGGATGTGAAACAGTAATGGCACCGCGGGGCTTCCAAGCCGCGGCCGGGACACACCCGGCCACGGAAGACGGCATCTATGATCCCCGCGCGGCGGCCGGCGACCGCACCGACGAGATGGAAAACGCCGCCCAGGAGGACGCCGAGCGCGTCCCGGGCGGGGAGAGCGACGAACCGGATTTCGATGAGAAGCCGGAAGACCGCGAGTTCCTGCAAATGGTCCGCGAGGCCAATGCGCAGGCGCTCACCTACATTTCGCAGGTCAACCGCAAGAGTTGGGAGCGCGGCTATCGCGCCTACCAGCAGCAGCACTTTGCGGATTCGAAGTACCTAACCAACGATTTCAAGAACCGTTCCCGCCTGTTCATCCCCAAGACGCGCACCGCGGTCCGCAAGGATATGGCGGCGGTCGCGGCCTCGCTGTTCGGCTCGCTCGATGCGGTTAGCTGCATGCCCGGCAACGAGGGCGACAAGCAGCAGCGCGCCTCGGCCGCGATCATGCAGGAGCTCGTCAACTACCGGACCGACCGGCAATCGAGCAAGGCCTCGATCCCGTGGTTTCACGTTGCGATGGGCGCGCGCCAGACCGCGCTTTTGACCGGCATCTGCCTGTCAAAACAGTATTGGAAGCTGGAGCTCAAGCGCACCGGCGACGAAAAGTTCAAGGACGACGACGGCGAGGAAAAGCTGCGCGACGTCTGGAAGCCTTATATCGACCGGCCGGAATCGGAACTGATACCGCCGGAAAACTTCGTGATCGACGCGGCGGCCGACTGGCGCAATCCGGCGCAGGATGCCGCCTACATCGTCATCAAGTGGCCGATGCGGCTCGACGAGATCCGGCGCAAGCAGAAAGACCCGCGCAACCCGTGGAATGAGCTGACCGATAGCGAGCTGAAATCCGCCGGCGAGGGCGGCGAGATGACTACCGAGGCGATCCGGCGGGCTCGCGAGCAGGGCCTCGATCGTTTCGACAACAGCCAAACCACCCGGCATTTCGACGTCATCTGGGTTTGGGAGAGCTATATCCGCACCGCCGGCGAGGACTGGACGTTCTTTTCCGTCGGCGACAAGCTGATGCTGACCGATCCGAAGCCGGTCTCGGAAGTCTATCCGGAGCAGTACGGCGAACGACCGCTGGCGATGGGCTATGGCTCGCTCGAAGCGTTCCGCATCTTCCCGATGTCGAACGTGGAAAGCTGGCAGATGCTCCAGCAGGAATCCAACGATATCCGCAACCTCGCGCTGGATTCGCTGAAACAGAACATCATGCCGGTAACGAAAGTCGTTCGTGGCCGGAATATCGACCTCGACCAGCTCAAGCGCCGCGGTCAGGGCACCGCGATCATGGTGCAGAAGCCGGATGACGTCACCTGGGAGAAGGTGAACGACCTCGGTGCGTCCGTCCAGGCGATGACACAAAAGCTCGATATCGAGTTCGATGACCTCTCGGGCCAGCAGAATTACGGCACCGTCAACGACAACAACCAGCTCGGCAAGACGCTGGGCGGCCTCAAACTCGCCGCTGGCTCTGCCAATGCGGTGCAAGAGTTCGATATCCGGATCTGGATCGAGACATGGTGCGAGCCGGTCCTGACCCAGATTGTCCGGCTGGAGCAATATTACGAGTCCGATCCGATCGTGCTCGGGCTGTGCGGCGACCGCGCGCAGCTTCTCGAAAAGCACGGCGTCGATGAGATCACCGACCAGTTGCTCGAAGAGAACATCAACGTGCGGGTGAACGTAGGCCTCGGCGCCGGCGATCCGCAACAGCGCTTGGCCAAGTTCCAAAGCGCGACGCAAATCTTCCTGCCGCTGGCGCAGATGGACCCGGATTTCCAGAGCGGCAAGAAGCAGATGGATTCCGAAGCCATCATGGCCGAGGTCTACGGCGCCGCCGGCTACCGCGACGGCGGCAAGCGCTTCGTCAAGGACGGTCAGGCCAAGGGGCCGCCTCCCGGTCAGGACGCTACGGTCGACAAGCTCAAATCCGAGGCCGAGAAGAACCGCTCGCAGGCCAAGAAGAACATCCTCGACGCGCTATCGAACGCTGCCAAGGTCGGCATCGACGTCAAGGCCATGGAAATGGCGATGGCGCAGCAGGAGTTCGGTCAGTCGATTCAGCACATGGACCAGCTCGGCAAGGCCGCCGACCTCGGCATGCAGCATGCGCACGCACACCTTGACCGGCAGAACGCCGCCAAGGGTCTCAATCCGGACGGCTCGCCGATCGCGCCGCCCGGTTCCGGCGGGGGCCCAGGTGCCGCCGCTCCAGCGCCGTCACCCGCTGGCGGCGGCGGCATCGTGCCCGGACCGGATGAGGCAGGCGCCGGCGGGGCGATGAACCCGGCCGATGTCGGCAAGCAGGGCGTTCCGGCCGCGGACGCGGGCCAGCAGCAACAGGCCGATGCTGCCGACCAGCAGGCCAACCTTGAGGCTGCATTGAAGAAGCAGCCGAAGTCTCGAACCGTCAAGATCGCCAAGCGCGGTGCGGACGGACGTGCGTCAGAGTTCCACATCCAAGAGCATTAAGGACACCTCCAGATGTCAGATACGAAGATCAGCGTCTCCGCAGGCGCCGATACCGGCGTGGTGCGCTGCATGGCGACCGACAACGGCACTCACCCGCCGGAAGCGTGGGCGGCGATCACCGCCGACACCATCCTCGATCTGATCGAGATCGAACCGACGGGATCGCCAACCAGCATCAAGGCAATGGCGGCCAAGCAGGAGTTGCGGCCGTTGCTGATGGCGCGCTTCGCCGAGCACTACCGGATGCTGCAAATGATCGAGCGGCTGGCAGTCGTCAAGAAGAAGCCGAGCGATTCGCTCCAGACCGATATCACTTCGATCTGCAACGATTTCGAGCGGCTGATCGCAACCACGATGTTCGCCGCGCAATGGTCGCAGCCGAAAGCGCGCAAGAGCCTACAACGGATCATCGGACAGCATTCCGCTGACGTGATGCACATCGAGCGGCAAACCTTTGCCGACAAGACAGGAGACTAAGATGCAAGGCATAATCTATGCCTTGGCATCGCCTGACGGAGAGATTCGGTACTGCGGCAAAACGGCGAGGAAACCGAACCACCGGATGTCCGCACATCGTAGTGACGCATATCGGCATCGCCATCGTCACGTCTGCAACTGGCTTCGATCTATCTATGACGCCGGAAAAGAACCGAAGTTCATGGTCTGTGAAATCGTCAGCTTCGACGGCCTAGATCGTGCTGCGCAGCTTGCGAAATTGAATGAAGCAGAACGGCGCTGGATTGAGCAGCTTAGAGCGCTGGGGTTTAGGCTGACGAATGCGACAAACGGTGGCGATGGAACGCATGGTCGCCAGGTCTCGGAAGTGACGCTGCGCAAGATGTCGGCCTCACAAGCCGGAAGAAAACTTTCTGCTGAGCGGGTCGAGCAAATACGGCAGTCGGCTCGCAACAGGAAAACGGAAAACTACAAATCTGGGCCCGAAAATCCTCGCTACGGAAAACCGCAGGTTTGGCGCGATCCGGCGGCGCGCATAGCAAAAATTCTCTCGACCAAGGCGGCGTGGTCAGAGGAACGGAAAGAGAGTGCCACTTCACACTTGAAGGGCAATCGCTTTGCGAAACGTAAGTTGTCGCTCGATCAAGTGGAAGAAATTCGGACATCCACACTCACTCAATCGGCTCTCGCTAAGATGTATAGCGTCAGCCAATCAACCATAAGCTTTATCAAGACCCGCAAGCGCTGGTCACAACCGGAGATACTATAATGGCTGGCATCACAACCGCGATGTTGACTTCATTCAAGTCCGATTTGCTTTCGGGCATCCATCGCTTCAACCAGAGCCGGACCTTCACTGCGACCGGTACCTCGACCCAGACGTGGACGGCGGTTTCGGCCCTGACCGGCCTTGCGGTTGGTTGCTTCCTGTCCGGCACCAACGTCGCGGCCGGTACGCGCGTTTCAGATTTCCTCTCGTCGACCTCGATCTTCGTGTCGAAGGCCTCGACCGGAGCGCTCGGCACCGTGACCACGGTCGGCGATAGCTTCAAGATCGCGCTCATCAAGGTCTCGCCGGCGGGCACTTATAATGCGGCCTCGACCAACTATACCGACATCACCGGCAACTCCGATGAAGTCTCGGGCACCGGCTACACTGCCGGCGGTACGGCGCTGACCAACGTCGATCCGACCACTTCGGGCACCACGGCGTTCATCGACTTCTCGCCCGATCCGTCATGGACCACCGCGACGTTCTCGACCACCGGCTGCATGCTCTACAACACCACGCAGAACGGCCCGGTCGCGACCCGCGGGCTTTCGGTGCATGATTTCGGTGGCACCCAGACAGTTTCGGCCGGCACCTTCACCGCCGTCATGACGACGCCCGACCT